GCCATGTAAGGTCTTGTGGGTATCCCCGGTGTACAGTCAATGTCAGAAAATTCAGAAAGAACTAATGCAGGCCATCGGCGCCAGCGGCATAGTAAAAAACTGTAACTACTCAGATAACTATATTAGATTAAAGAACGGTAGTGAGATCATTTTTAGTTCAGCACAGAAGTATGATAACATAAGAGGCTTAACAGTAGACTATGGTATCTTAGATGAGGCTGCCTTTATGAAAGAGGATGCATGGAAAGAGGCAATCAAACCAGTCTTCTTAGTACGTGGTAAGAAAGTACTGTTTATTTCTACGCCGAAAGGTAAGAACTGGTTTCATGAGTTATATCAACTCGCGCGCTCAAACGATTACGAAAACTACATAGCATATACAGGTTCAAGTTACGATACACCATACATAGATGTAGAAGAGATAGAAGATGCAAAGAGAACCTTACCACCTAATGTATTTCAACAAGAATATCTAGCCAAATTTATCGACAGTGGAGGTGAGGTCTTCTCAAACCTACAGAGTAACATCATGCCTACATGGGGCCAGAACAACTCAAAGATCTATTGCGGAGTAGATTTAGGTAAGCAAGAAGACTTCACCGTAGCCACGTTTATGAATGCGCAAGGTAAAGTGGTTGACATCTATAGAGCCAATGCACAAGAGTGGACCACAATGACAAGAGAGATAATAACACGTATTAAGAAGTACCAGGCCACAGTAATGATAGAGGTTAACTCAATAGGTGATGTAGTATATGAGATGATAAAGAAACAATGGCAAGATACACATCCCTTTATGACTACAAGTAAATCTAAGAATGAAATCATTGAGGGACTAATACTTGACATGAATGAGGACACCATAGGTATTCCAGATAGCCACACATTTCCAGCGCTTCTGGGCGAGCTCGAAGTGTTTACATATGAATATAATCCGAAGACCCGTAACATCAGGTACGGCCATCCAAGTGGGTTACACGATGACTGTGTGATCTCACTGGCAATTGCAAACTACAACCGTAAGCAAAACAAAACACTGGGTACCTATGCTGTCATGGGCCGCGGTAATTCATATTAACCCAAATTTATATTTCTAAGTAGATGGTCACAATTAATATTAACAATCACAAGTATAAGATACCCGAAAGACTGACAGTGGAGCAATACCATGCAGCACTACAGTTTGACTGGGAAGATCCTAAATACTATCCAATGATAGTGTCACAATTAACTGGCGCACCAATAGCCTTATTGACTAAGGCGAACGAAGAGGCAATGACCCTGGCAATCGCAATGATTGTGAAGTCAATGAATGATAGACAGGAGTGTAAGACACTGGACCTAGAGTCACTAACGTTTGGCCAGTTCGTAGATCTAGATGTATACTTAGCCTTAGGGTTAGACAAACACTTCTTAGATATAGTAGGCTTAATAGCACCGGATGCCAAGTGGGCTGACGAGGCTATGTGGGCCATAGATAAGTTTGCACAATTCCGTACATACACTTATAGACAATATAAGGTCTTGTTCGGACTTACTGATAAGGACCTAGACGAAGCCCAGATCAATGGAGACACAGAAGTCAAGGACAAGCTATCGATAGCCCGCTCATGGTACAAGGTGATTGTATCGCTGGCACATGATAACATATTACATATAGACGATGTCACAGAGCAACCACTAAAGAAAGTACTCAACTTCATGGCCTTACAAAAGGAAAAGGTAATGGAAGAGAATGAACAGAAATTAAAACAAAGAAGACAATATGACTTACAAAGAACTCGTAGATAGTATTAAGGCTACGGTCGATAGACACTATATCCTACAAGACTTCGGGTATGGAGCACTCACAGACATTAAGACTGTAGATGAGGGTACCAGAGTAAACTACCCATACGCATTCCTTAATCCTACACAGTCAACTAGAACAGGGCAAACAGTTACTTACAGGTTTAACCTCATAGTAATGGACGTAGCACAAGAGGACCCGACTAATGGGTTTGCAGACTACCTAAAGGTACAGTCTGATTGCCAACAGTACATCGATGATATACTGGCTAACCTAAGATTCGCTAAGCCATATCAGGACTTTGACCTAACACTAAATGTAAACCTAACACCATTCAAGGAGAGATTCCAAGATACAGTAGCGGGCATGACAGCAACCCTAGAGATGGAATTGCCGTTAGCACTTAATGATTGTATTACACCGATTGCTGCTAATGTCTTAGTAGACTATGGGTTTGTTAATAACATATCTATAGAGCCAGACCCTACGGGTCAAAGTATTGCGACACAATTGCCTACTTTCGATCCACAGTCAACATACGAATCATGTTATTATACAGGAGTATTTGTACCTGAACTTACACAATATGTAATAGAGGTTACGGGTACTGCAAGAGCTTTAGAGTCTAAGCCGATTACACAACCACCTACAGTAACACCTACTTCGGTTAATATGACACCGTGTGTGGTTAGTGGAAATCTAGGTATTACTCTACCTACTCAAGTAAGTGGTTGGCCACAGGGTCAAGTAACTACTACAGAGTTTGCGTGGTCAGCTACATATAATATTTCAATACCCGCATTGGCAACAGATCAAAAGGCAGCAATAATATGGGGACTACGTTCAGCAGACCCAGCGGATGAAGCACAAATGGAATTCATAAACACAGACATAAAGATCTATGAGTTGTAATATAACATCAGGTATTAGCACAGGCTGTAACGACCAAGTAGGAGGCATTGTAGGTATACACTACTTTCAATGGTACCCAGACCTAGTAGTAGAGAAAGACGCTAACGGTGTAATTATTAGAATCTATAGAGAGTCAGCCCCGATGTTTAATATGCATTGGCTTTATGTCCAAGCTGACAATGGTATGGGTAGTGTAACAGAGACCTACAATGTTGGAGGTACTGGTAATATCTTAGGGTTCCATCAGTCAGCCAGCTTCTTTATACCAGAGACTGCTACACCATCAGTAGGTGATCGAAATCTAAATGAATTTATAGAAGCTATAGCTACACAGAACAATCTAGTCATTGGTATAGAAACACAGGATAACGGACCAATGGAATCATACTCACAAAAGTGTTTTGTATTTGGCCTAGAAAGACCTGCATATTGTGCAAGTGGTAGTAAAGAAACTGGTGTTGTTTACGGAGACAATAACGGGTATACCCTAGAACTTGCAGCAGACTCTAAGGAGCCAATGCAAGAGATTGCCTATATGGCAATGCACTCTTACAATCTGTTAGAGAGGTTATACGATCCTAATGGCGTTAGCTATTTGACTACAAATACTATTTGGAACTTAGATAAAGTTGCCTCATACGAAGGTGCTAATGTAAGTCTGTATGATCCGCCATTCTTACCGCTGATGAGACGTAACCTATTAATACAACCAGGTGAAACAGTTACTTATGAAGTACTAGTAACAGCAGACTGGTCTACAGATGCATTTAGTGGTACTACATTCTTACCACAAATAGCAGCCACAGGTAGCATGACCACACCTTTCTATGAGTTTTTTGTAATGGACACTTCATTCTACCCGATACCAACAGCACCAGGACCTGCAATAATTCAGGGTAAAGTTTCGTTTACAAATACTGGAAGTACTGTAAGATCAAGTGAGATAGTACTAAGAGGCACTACACCTAGTGGCATAAACATGAACACACCGCCTTTTGTACCTTCTATTACCTTCTTAACAATAACTAGATCAACATGACAGTAGAAGAATTTGAATCAGCACTCGGTGACTTTGGGGAAACAATGCAGAACCTTAGTCCGATACTTACACAAATAGGTGGTAGGTTAGTAGACCAGATTAAGGCCGATGCACCAGTAGACTCTGGAGCACTTAGACAATCTATCAAGGCAGTTATAGAGCAAGACTCTCTTAGCATTGAGATGATGTACTATGGTATCTTTCAGAATTACGGAGTAGATGGCATACAGAACGCCCCAGCGCGTGAGGTACCTACATACGGTGTAATACAACCTGCAGCTGGTAGAAGGTTCGGATTCTCAGGTAACTATGATATGATCGGAGGAGATCTAAGCTTCGGTGCAAGAAAAGAAATATATAAGATGGGACTAAAGCCACAACGTTTCTTCGATGTAGATATAATAGCCGGAGCGATAGCAGATGGCGTGGCACAACAACTAACAACAGAATTTTAACTATGGCTTCAACAGTATCAATGACACAATCACCTGGAGACTATAACTTAGCTTATGGTCCTAATGCAGTTACTCTAAGTACTCTAACTACAGGAGCACAAAAATACGTGCTACAAGTTAGAACATTAGGAGGTGATATTCTAGCAGACATTAGACAGACAGCTAATACAGAAGGTAGAGCAATATTCGACATACAAAATATCTTACAGACTTACGTACATGTTTCACCAGTCAACACAGAACAGTTAGGACTAGGTAGTATTTCACCTGCCAACCTACAAGGATCTCTACAAGAGGTAGAGCGATACATTCTACGTATTGGTGATGAAACAGGTGGTGTTGTAGATCTTAAGGCTACATCTTATGGTCCTTATGAAGTAATAGGTGGTAAGAAACCATGGTATGACTTAAATTGGTCAGAAGGCCCTTATCAAGGTGGTATTAGAGGCGATGACTCTAACCCTCCATGTACTGATGTATATAGTAATGGTCGACCACTCTCAGATAACACACAATATATTTTAGGTAGTGAACTAACCACAATGGGCGTAGCAGCTCCTAGTTCAATTGGTGTTAATACCAGAGTACAAATACACGATGTATTCCAAGATGACTTACATACTGTGAGTTACTTTAATGCACTTTATACTGGTGGCTTACCTACTCCACCTTCAGATGCGCAGGGTATCGAAGGGTTTAGAATCACTTCTTATGAATCAGATGGAACACTTGTAGATGATGTTATTATACCTAATATAGTAGCTAATGGAGGTGGACCTAACGTAGCATACGGAGATGGTACACAACCAGTAGATAATACTCTAGTAATTACAGGAGGTTTCGGTCCTCAGAACTTAGCTAACTTTACATACACTGATGGCCCATCAACTGTTAATTTTACCCTAGATCCAGCAGTCGCATATTACTATGTACAAACAGTAGCCTACACACCAGGTACTTGTATAGCTACATTTACCGGTTATGCTGATGAATCACTACATTGGGTACAGATGTACAGAGTCTATGGACGTGGTGTAGTTACAAATACCTCAGGGTGTTTAGACTATGATCGTATACAATTCTCATGGTTAAACTCATTTGGCTTTAGAGACTACTACACATTTACTAAAAAGAATGTGAGATCAACTAAGAGACGTGCCAATAATTTCCTAGCTAACACTGCAGACTACAATGCTCAGCTTTATGCTACATCAACAGGCGCACGCGGTTATACAACATACTCACAAGAGATCCAAGAGACTTTCACAGCAGAGACTGGTTATATGTCAGATGCAGATGCAGATTACTTAGAAGGCCTGTTTAACTCACCAGATGTTAGAGTACGTCTGGGACAAAACGGACCACCAGCTTACGAAGCCTACTTCTTTGGTTGTAATGTTACAAGTGCGTCATGGACTGAGAAGTCATACAGGAAAGATAAACTGTTCCAATACGAAATTAAGTTTAAATTAGCCAACAACGTAAAATCACAAAGAGGATAATATGATTCAACTTAAAGTATATGATAGTCAAAGTAAGACTGAACAACATTGGCTAGATCTCTATGAGACTCAGCCGATTAAACTTAATCTTAGTGTAGAAGACATTACGAATGCTGAGGCAAAGTCAGTATTCTCGAGAACCTTCAAGGTACCTGCTACTTCAGCAAATAACATATTTTTTAAACATGCCTTCTTAGTTGATGGTATTGACTATGATGTTACTGTAAAGAAACCAGCAGAGATTATAGTAGATGGTGCTGAATTTAGACAGGGCCATATTAGACTACAGCGTATCTATATTAACGGCGCACAAGATAAGATAGACTATGAGATTATATTCTTAGGAGAGACCAGAGACTTCTCTAGTGCTATTGGTGATGCAAGTATGTGTGATCTTAATATCTCAGCCCTATCACATACAGTAAACTTTAATGAAATTGCTAGCTCATGGTCTGCATTTCCATCTGACTACAAATGGGATTCTACAACTAATAGCTTTATATCTCAAACACCTTCACTAACTTCTGGACTTAAAAACGGAGATGTATTATATCCTCTTATTGATTTTGGTAATACATACGATGATAATGGAAATATTGAACAGGCTAGAATAGCAGTAGGTGGCGGAGCATCAGCACATAACTTTACTAAAGGACCTGAGGATAATGTAAAGAAGTCTTTATATCTAAATAGGTTTAAACCTATGATTAGAGCTAAAAGGCTATTGGATGAAATATTCTCAATTGCAGAGTATACATATACTTCAGTCTTTCTTGATAGTAGTAAGTTTAAACAATTATATGTTAGTTCTTTTGGTAATGTATCTAGGGTTGACCTTGATTTAGATGCAAACAGTACTAATAACATGTCAGCCACTGATAGTGATTCACAAACTATAAGTGATAGTGGGTATAACAATATAATTATTAATGATAACGTTGCCGATCCTTCAAGTGGTAATACATTTACTGGAGATGGTAAAAACTATCAATATTCTAATACCAGTAGTAAATTTGTAGCACCTGTATCTGGTACTTATATTTTTCAGGCAGAAGCACAATATATGGGTTGGTTTGATAATTACGGAAATCAACAAAATGCTCAGTTTGTTCCTGCTAGATTACTATTAGGAAATTCTAGTGGTAGTACAATATATGCGACAGGTTCATATGGTGGAGGTGGTGTTAATACACCAGGACCTATCACAGTACAGGGTGTTATTAGTTTAACCGCAGGAGATCAAATACACACACTCTTAGAAACTCAGTATTCAATAAATCAAGCACAAATTACTGGTTCTGAATTTGCATGTCTCTCTTCACCAGGATCCAGTTTACCAACGGCATCACTAGATTGTGATTACAAGCAAATAGAATTTATTAAAGATCTACTAACTACATTTAGACTTGTAATGAGTCCAGATCCTGCAGATAGTAAAAACTTCATTATAGAACCGTTTATTGATTACGTAGCGTCTGGTGACCTCTATGACTGGTCTGATAAGCTTGTTAGAGACAAAGACTTTATCATTGAGCCTCTATTTAATACACAGTCAGATCAAATAGATTTTAAACATCTAGATGATGGTGATTACATTAACGTGTATCACACACAGGCATATAAAAATACTTTTGGTTACCTACAATTCGATAGTGGTAATGAGTTACTAAAAGGAACTAGAAATATAGAAACTAAATGGGCGCCAACACCTATTACACAAGTAGAGAACGCTGGTAGTGATTCTAGATTTATTATACCACAATTACATACAACATCAGCTACTGATACGGGTACACAGCACCTACCTATTAAACCTAAGACAAGATTCTTATACTATAATGGATTAGAAGAACTACTAAGTAATGTTAACCATTGGTATATGCAAGGTATGCCAGGAACAGTAAATGGCTTAGACTATTACCCTCAAGTTAGTTACTATGACGAATGGCCGATGACAGTAGACTCACAAGTACTAAACTGGAATGTAGATGTACCTTATTGGGGAACTAATGTAAGTGGTTACAATGGTCTAATTACTCAAAACAGTTTATACAACACATATTGGTCTGGTTATATTAATTCATTATATAATAAAAATGCCAGAAGAGTTACAGCATACTTTACACTAAACAATGTAGACTTACAGACATTCTCATTTGATGATGTTATTTTTGTAGATGGTACGTATTATAGACCTGAAAAGGTTAATGATGCACAAATAGGAGTAACAGGGCCTGTTAAAGTACAATTAATTAAATTATTAGATTACGTAGCACCTGGAACAGCAACAGATGCACTTAACTTTACCATAACACCTGCAGGACCTGCATGTTTCAATGGCTCTGACGGTCAAATCACTTATGTATTTGGTACACCACCAGATACTGCATTCCCAGTTAGTTGGTCAAGTTCATCAGGAGATACTGGTTCATTTAATATTAATCCAGGATTAATTGCTAACCAAACTCCAGGTACTTATTCAATTACTATTACTGATTCACAAGGTAGAACATCAACAGATACAGTTGTAGTACCACAATCATCTGCATCGGCTCTAGGTTCATCTGCAAACGTTACAGACCCTTCTGATTGTTATACTTCAGATGGAGCAGTAACTATTTCAGGAGTTGGTGGAACTGCACCATACACTATCCTATGGTCTGACGGTAGTACACAATTAACAAGAACTGGTTTAGCAAGTGCTACTTATTCATACGTACTTACAGATAATGCAGGTTGTTCGACTAATTCAACCTCAGTCTTAGTTAGTTGTCAAGTAGTAATTCCTCCAGGAGATATATCATACATTAGAGAATACAATATAGGTGGTGTATGTCAAGGTGAAACACGACCAGATGATACTGATATAGTAGTTATTAGAGTTAACTCTGGTAATACACCAGCAGAACCTACTGATGGTTTCTATACTTATGATGGCGATTGGGCTTCATTACAATCACAATACGGCACAGCACCAAATACTCTAGTTCAAATGTTTCAAAATACTACGTGTAGTAATAATACTGATTGGTATTATGATGCAACTAGTTTCTTTGATTCTGCAGAATATCCATTAGGATGTTTATGTGGTGGACAGTTTAGTAATTCATTCCTTACTCAATTACAAACAATAGGTACTAACCCTTACGTATTTGTAGCTACACCATAATAATATGATATTAGGAGATAAAGAATTTCAACAAGCATACCAGCCAATCTTTAATTTAGATTGGACTGGTTATGACTTATATTTAGTAGGTAGTCTAACTGGCTCAGAAAGTTCTAATGATATTGATGCAACTATAGTAGGTCCTTACAATCCACCTAAAGTATTAGAATTACTAAAAGGAGTAGAAGCATGTGGACCATGGGATATTTCCTATGAAGGTGAAGTCTATAAACCTTGGAGAATTGGCGATAAACCAAGAAGAGTACCAGCAGGCGAATGTAGAGATAGACATAAGTCTGGTAAAGGTAATCAAAGAAAAGGCGTATGGCAAGATGGTATCTTTTGGAATCATTTTGATTTACCAGCCACAAAGCAAATAGCAAACCCTGAAAGATATGCTGACGAGATCCAGTTAATTCAGAATGGACAACAATTATATTTCTAAGTAGATATGGCACAAGAAGAAGTTAAAATTACATTTACCATTGATGGTATTGAGAAAGAAGTCAAATCTGTAGAAGAACTACAGAAAGAGATGAAGAATCTTGGTAAAGAAACCAAGAAGGTAGCAGAAGAAAACTCAATACTTGCAAAAGGTAAACAAGCTTTCGCAGATATGAAAGCTGGCATCAAGGGTGCAACCGCAGGATTTAAGGGACTAAAAGGTGCTATCATGGCAACTGGTCTTGGAGCTCTGCTAATTGCGCTTACATCATTATTTGCATATTTTAAGAATACTGAAGAGGGTTCACGTAAATTAGCTATTGCTATGGAAGCCCTAGGTATCATAACTGGTAAAGTTATGGACTTCTTTGCCGCATTAGGTGAAAAGATAGTATGGGCCTTCACGTCGCCTAAGGAAGCGCTGATGACATTTATGAATCTGGTTAAAGAGAATATCATTAACAGGTTCGAAGGTCTCTTAGAACTAGTCCCTAAGCTTGGTGAGGCGATCTCATTACTATTTAAAGGTAAGTTTAGTGCAGCTGGTAAAGTAGCCGCAGATGCCGTAGGTAAAGTAGTACTTGGAGTAGAAGATGTTACAGATAAAGTGGCAAGTGCTACAGAATCTGTTATTGAGTTTGGTAAGACTGTAGTTGCAGAAGTAAAAGAGGCAGTAGAAGTAGCTGGACAATTAGTAGATCAATTTAGAGGTATTAGAGATGCACAACAGAAACTAATAGTTGATAATGCCCTACTAAACAAAGAAATGGAGACTCAGCAGAAAATAGCTGAAGATACTAATAGAACTTACGAAGAAAGAAAGGAAGCACTAGAAAAAGTAGGAGAAGCACAAGTAAAATTAGCAGAAAACTTAGCAGAACAAGCCAGGTTAGAAGAGGCAAACCTAAGATTACAAATTTCACAAGAAAGTAACTACGAAAAGCGTGAAGAACTAGAAACTTCACTTGCAGAAGCAATTGCTACTAGAATAGATGCAGAAACTGCGCTAGAAACACGTAGATTAGATGCACAACGTATTACTGCAGAGTTAGAGAACGAAGAAATAGCTAGAAAACAGACTATTAGAGATAAACTGGCTGAAATGGAGCTAGAAGACGTAGAAAATGAGTTTGCAAGAGCACAGGCCGAGTTAGAAGCCGCACAAATTAAAGATCTAGAAGAATTAGATAGATTAAAGGCTACAGAAGCAGAAAAAGATAAAGTAAGAGAGTTTTATAGCGGTAAAACTAAGAAACTAAAGAAAGAAGAAGCAGACTTTGAGAAGTTAATGCAAAAACAAGTTTCTGACGCTAATTTACAAGTGGCTAGCCAAGCCTTAGGAGCTGTAGCTCAATTAGTTGGTGAAAACAGTACAGCTGGTAAAGCTGCTGCAATTGCTGCCACAACCATTGACACATACTTAGGTGCGCAGAAAGCCTATACCTCACAGTTAATACCAGGAGATCCTACCTCGCCTATACGAGCGGCTATTGCAGCCGGTGTAGCAGTTGCAGGTGGTCTTGCTAATGTTGCAGCTATTGTAAAAACTAAAACACCAGGTACTGGCGGTGGTGGAGGCGGTTCTACACCTAGTAGACCAACTATCCCACAATTTGATCCAACTGCCGGATTAGCACAAGCAGCAGGTGATGTAGACATTGATAATCAAGTAGGTCCGGACTCAGTAGGAACAGGTGCTAGCCAACCTGTAATTAGAGCCTATGTAGTTGCAGAAGAAATGACAACACAACAAGAGGCTGACGCAAAAATTAATGACCTAGCAAGGTTGTAAGATACATACATTATGAAGAAAATAGTAGAACTTTTAATTGATTGGGATGAAATGGACTTCGATGACTTAGGCGTCGATGTAATGTCAATCGTAGATAAACCAGCAATTGGTATTGACTTCTTAGCATTTAGTGAAGAGAAGTTTGTAGAACGTAATCCTGGAGAGTCAGAAAATGATTTTATTGGTAGATGTATACCAGTATTAAAAGGTGAAGGCTATGACGACGATCAAGCTGCTGCTATTTGTTACGACTCATTTGAGTGTGAAGACTGCTTTGACCTAGACGACGCATGTTGGCCTGGTTATGAAGCAATTGGTATGAAAGACAAAGGTGGTAAGAAAGTACCTAATTGCGTGCCAATAGAAAATCACGCATTAAGACAAGAATTTGACCAAGAAAAAGCTTGGGCAATGGTAATAGAAATGGCTGAAGAACTGGGAGAGACAGTTGACTATGAAAAGGCTATTTACGTAGACACTACTAAGACTAACTTTGAGAACATTGGTGATTATGTTAAAGGAATAGGTGCTTTAGATATTTTAGGTCGTCAGGGCCTAGATAACGAGCCAGAGACTAAGTACAGATACGCAGGCAGTCTAGCAGCACAGAGAAACTTCTGTAAAGCTATGGTTAGAATGAATAAACTGTATACTAGAGAAGAAATTAACGAAATGAA